TTTATCTTCAGCGATGTTTTCACAAGCGATGAAAATTTTTTCTTGACCGTTAAAAACAACAAAACCGCACATTTCGTACGGCTCACATTGTTTTGCGTAGTCGATTAATATTTGTTTTAGCTTTTCATTCATTTTTTTAACTCAACTTATTAACAGAAACGAATCCGCCGTAATTGCGCGTATTGTTCCTTAACTTGCAACCGCTAATTAAACAACTGCATTTGTCTTTTTTGGGATCGCTTATTGGCTGATCTTTTTCATCGGCAACCGGTGGCCCCATATAACCGCACTCTGAAGAACGATACAGCCAACCGCAATGAATGCCAATTGTTCGAGAAGAAATCAATGCATTGTCCGTTTCCGTTGGTAACGCAAGCACAAACACGGCAACGTCACGCTTTAATACAGATAACTGCTCAATAATAAAAAAACTAAGTACTTCTTGCGTTGGATCTGCTTGTGTATTTCCATCTTTGAAATTTACTGCATCAAGATGTTGTACATAGACCTGTCGTCTGCGCACGATAGCACCAAGACATTGATCAAACCGATTGGCAATTCCCGTCACAAACCCATTGAAGTTCGCGAGCGTTAATTGTGGGCGGTTTGACGGTCCTTTTCCAGACAAAGAAAATCCCGTCGCGTTTGCTCCAAAAGGTTGATAAGTGTTACCTTGCCACACAATGGGGTTGAGCATTTCGTTCGTGCCCGCATAAAAGCGGTATAACTCACCATTCATGCCGTCTTTATCTTTCAGACCGCGCAGATCCACTTCAAACAAGTCAATCATGGCGTTTTGCTCAAGCTTTGAAAGCTCAAGTTTTATTTCATTTGAGATGTGTCTTAGCATAAATTAACCACTTGTTTAGATATCTGTCTAATAAGCTCAACGGTAACTTCAAGTTGTCCGTAAATGCTCATATGCCTGCCTTATGTTATTTATAATGTTTCAATAAAATTCAATGTAAACTCAAATACTGCTCCATTCTCTCTATATGACCAAGATGGGCAAAACACCTTAACATCTCTGTTTTCAGTTTTGCTTCTCCATAAAAAACTTTTGTGGCCACCATGTGATTTCAAGAATGTATCAATCTGGTGTTTCACATCGGCATCACAAATTATCCTTAAATTTGAGTATTTACATAAATCAGAATTAATACCTTTTGATGTTCTCTGACTATAATTGTCACCAAACTGTACTTGATTAACTAAAGGCTCATGCTGAACGTCATAATTCATTTCTACGTTAAAATTAAATCTTTCCATTTTTACCTCGCCAGAATACCACCCACTCTCATTTGTAATGTAAGCTCCTCTCTAACTGTTGCTTTTATCTGTTTTGTTAATCCTTTAGCAAACTCAGATAGGCTTCCTGTATCATCTTTGCTAGAGTTAAAGTGATTTGTTTGATTGATGACAACAGTTACGTTTCTTTCTTGTGCTCCACCACCACTTGACTGTTTATTGCTGAAAACTCGACCAGCATTACCTGGTATCATATATTGAGTTCCGTTATTGGCTTTAAAAATCTCAGGTTGATTGTTCTCACCAACTCGATACATTTGATTTGCAGACACAGGACCACCCAGTTTACGACCAGTAACAGCAAGTGTTTTGGCTAATGCAGATGTTGTTGTTATACCAGCCTGTGCAGGTGCAGCGTTAGCACCTTGTGTTGCAAGAGAAACCATAGAAGCCGCTGGAGCATAAGCTGAGGCAATAACAGCAGCTTGAGCAACTTGTGCTGCAGTCGCAGCCTTGGCAGCCATTTGACCCATAATCATTGATTTAACGTGCGCCATTCCCATTTCAACAAGGCTCTGCACCACGCTATTCAAAACAGTATTGGCAATAGAAGATAACGCATCACGTAAAGACATTGTGCCGTTTAATATTCCAGTTAGCGTCGATACCGCACTTTGCTCTAGAGCTTCAATAGCTGAACCAAACATATTCGCAGCTTCACTTGATTGCTTCCACTCATCCCACTGTGCCTCAATCCTTTTCTGTCTGTATTGTTCTTCGATTGTTGCACGAACAGCTTCTGCTTCTGCAATAGACTGAGGGTATAACGTTTTATACTCTTCTATCATTTGTAACTGTTTCTGGTGCTGTTGTTCTAATGCAAAAACTGGCGACACTTGAGCTTGCAAGGAATTAAAATTATTCATTGCGGTTGTAGCAGCATAGATGCCTAATGCTAGCTTCTCTGCTGCTCTTTTTTGTTCTTCTGTTGCACTTGCCCCAAGTCGCATTACAGCTTCCATTTTTACAGCTTCAAGGTTCATGCCTTGTTGTTTTAAAACAACAATCTCATATTGATTACCAAGCTGCGTTAATTGGTTTTCAATTTGCCTTTGTGCTTGTTCGCTTTGTTTTGCTGCCCTTTTTGCGGCCGCTTCTGCTTCTTTCCTTTTTTTAATTCTTTCTTCTTCTGATTCAACCACATCATAGTTTGCATTGATCTGCTTGATTGCACTATCAATTGATTCTTTTGATGCTTTAGTGTTTTGTGCATCATAAATGGCTTTTTCTCTTGCTGTTTTCCCTACTGTGTCAGCATATCGTTTTGAAGCATCGACAAGGCTTTTTAATTTAGCCTCATTGCTTTTTAAAGCGGGGTCTGATTTTAGAATGGCGTTATTTAGATCTTTAAATGCCTGCTCTAACATTCTTAAAGCGGCCTCTCCATTTAGTGCTGATGAAGCATTCTTATCGACCGTTTGAGTTAATTTAGTTAGAGAATCATTAGACCAATTGCTTTTTTCACTTAGTAAATAAAGTGATTGTCTTAATAAATCCATATTTTTAGGTGATGGATCTTTTGATAACTCATTAAGAATTTTTAACAATCCTACAGCTTCTGATTGACTAATTCCTAATTGTTCAGCCATTTTTTCAGAAACAGTGCTTAAGTTTGCAATTTGAGCTATTGCCCCACCATAAGAATCACCCATCTCTAAAACAGCTTTTGTGACATCTTTTCCTGTTTTTGAATAATCATCTAATTCTTTGATTGCATTCTGAACGCTTGCTGTTGCATTAGTACCAAGAAAGCTAAAAAAACTATCAAATTGCTTAAAAGCATCTTGAGTTGCATTCGCCGCTGATTTAATAGCAAGTCTAGCTTCCATCATGCTAGATGCTATTTTTGTTCTTGCTGCTTGCTCATTTTCTTTTGCTAACTTAGCTAATTTTTCAGAAAGTAAATAAACACCATCACTATTTTCAGTTAATACCTCGCTCAGAGCTTTTTGTGCTTTCTCTAAATCTTCTGTAGCATTTGTGGAAGCGAATAAGTTTGGGAATAATGCAGATCCCATTGCTGAACTAATAGCAAGGATCATACCTGCAATAGCCCCCATAGGACCAAAGAGAGAGAGAATTTGAGAACCTTGTTGCCCAAGGATTACAAGAGCTCTAGTTCCTGTTTGAGCTTGAATAGCAATATCTTGGAATTGATAGCCTAATTGTTGGACAATTGCTCTACCTTGTTTCATTGATGATGTCGCGGCATTAACAGATTTTGCAACCTTATTTATGCCACCACCAAGTTGATTTGATGCATTATCCGCTTTTTGCATTGCTTGCGTAACATCGTTTGTTGCTTTTTCCAATTTACCTAAAGCAATATCAGAACTTGTTGCTGCATTAAGTAATTTTGCTGTCTCGATATCAATATCGATATAAATTCCAGATATTTTTTCACTCATATTTGCTCCAATAAAAAACCGCACAAAAGTGCGGTCTGTTTTTAATTAATTTTATGCTGGTAGTTTGGCTAAGTTTCTCTTATCAATAATCTTTTCAGCTAAATCTAACCAATTAGCCCCTTCTACCTGGCAGTCATGGACTAATCCTGAGATTCTAGGTCTTCCACACTCTGCACCTAGTAATTTCAATAAAGAATCTAATAAAATACTCACTTCATATCCCAAACGTTGTCCACGCTGTCCGTGTTTATACAGAGAGTAAAACACATTGTAAGGCACGACAATTTCATCCTCTTTCACTTTTGGCGATGTATCTGTAATGAGCTCACCCTCTAAAACGATCTTGTGAACATACTCAACCGCCATTGGAATTTGTTCTGGTGTCAGTTCATCAATATGTTGCACATTAAAGCGTTGGTGAATAAATGAGTAAGCATCTGAATAGATTAAGCCTTTTTTACTGACCAACTGGCTAACAGCTTGTCTTAGTCCTGTTCTTTCGTCTGTGGTGGTTTTTCTTTCTGCTTTGCCCTTCATCCAGTAATCTGATAAGGCTTTGTAACACTCTTTTTTGTAGGTAATCAGTAAATCTCGGATTTCAGGTTTAACACGTTTTACATCAATGCCGAATAACCATCCATTTAAGTAATCAATTGGAAGACAAAGCATTTGTTGATCACCACTATTCGTGGGTGCGGTTATGATAACCGTACCTTGACTTAACACCTCATCACGTTGAATACGTTGACGTTGCCCATCCCAATTTAAGCCAATATTCTCGCAGATTGGTTTCATTGCAACATAGTAAATACTGTTGTGTTCAAAAGTGGAAAGTGGTTGATTGTGGAAGTTGATAGTTTGAATTTGAGCCGTCATTTTGAGTTTCCTTTTGAGAGAAGTACCCTAATCGAATTAGGGTGATCGAGAGCTCAAAACTAGCTCAAAATCTAGCGGACTTATTCCCCGAAGGTATTGTATTCGTCGCACTCTCGATCATTGATACTAAATTATTATCTATGCCTAAATTTGTTGATGAGAAAAAGAAGCAAATTTAAAGCATAAAAAATCACACTGACGGGGTGTTTACTATCCTTATGGATACCGTTTTGAGAAAGGCTTTTGAGACCTTGGATTTATAATAATGAGATCTAGATCACTTGTAAAGTTATTTTTGGTAGATAAAATCCTAAATAAAAAGCATAGAGGATATTTTCATGGTTACTGCACTCATTATATTTTTTATAGTTGTCGGCATTGCGTGGCATTTTTCTCAAAAGAAAAAGTCTTTACAGAAAGATAACATATTGAATGAGAATGAAATATATCCAGAAATAAAAATTTCTATAACGACTGAGTCAAACTATTCAAATAACAAAAACTATGAGCAATATGAAAATATCGATGATATTTCATACAAAAAATACCCATTCAAAAAAATATTTATTGCAAATACATTTTTGGATACGCCACTTAAATTCTTAGAACAACATGGACAAATAATTGAAATCTCAACAGAAAAACAAGACCAAGAAACCAGTGGTTTTACTCATTATGGGCATTGGTCTGAAATACATGAATATACTAGCAATTTCTTAATGAGCAACGTAAAATCTCAGTTATTATCAGTAAAAATTCTTAAAGAAATAAGAAGCCAGTATGAAAAGTCTTCAAACTACGAACTATCGTATAATGAAATAAAGAGAATATGTAATGAGAATAGAAATTCTCAATTCATTATTTTTAATAGTAGCAATCAAGAGATAGCAGATTATTATTACCCATCAGTATTATCCTTCGCATTAGGTATTAAACGTAATCAAGTTGACTCTTTGCAGCAGTTCGGTGTTTATACTCTAGAAGATTTAGAGAAAAGAACGGATAAGGAGATTTTAAGTGTTCCTAATATTGGTAAAAAAACACTAACAGCACTAAGAGCTTTTCAGTTAACTACAAAAATCCCTAAAAATATAATAAGAATACCAAGAGATGAGGAGTATTGGCACTACCATAGTAACAACAAAATCCACAACTAAAGTAATCAGCTAAACTTGGATAAGGGGTAACTAAAACCCCCAAACACTGCGAATGTTTGGGGTTTGGTTTTTTATTTAACTGTCTTGTAAAATTGACATTACTTTCTCAAAGTTATAGTACTTAGCATGCTGATAACAGAGATATATATCAAGTAATACCCAAATAAGTCCTATTCCATAAAAGAGAATTGATACTATTTTTAATATGCCTAAAAAAATATCACCAAGATAGAAACGATCTATAGCGAGAGTTCCTAAGATTAAAGATAGAATCAATACTGTAGTTGGACTTTTTAACCCTACTAGTTGAACTAATAGTTTTTGATCTTCTGTTATGGTCGATAGTTTTTCCTTTAAGGCAAAAATCTTATCATTTGGAAAATTATTGCTGTTGACTAATAGATATGATTCTGCAAATTGTTTTTGATCCATATATTTTTCACCTTTCATTTTGAAATGTAGAATATTTTACACATAACAATATTTTAATTCAGTGAAGAAGATCACATTAATTGTTTTTCAAAGTCTGCTCTCTATTTTTATAGTAATCTTCCATAATCTGATCGTATTCTTCTTCTGTGAATAATGTTGATTTTTTCTGTTGTTCTGGGTATTTAGATTTTATTAACATCTGAAACTCAGTCATTGTTAGATTTTCAGCATCGGCACGACTTAAACCAAAATGACAACGTGCGGCACAGATATACTCCTCAACGTCAAACTCTGATGTATATTCACTTCTTTTATTTTCTTTTGTTCTCAGATCAATATTACCGATTATCCCGTGAAGTGCTAAATGTTTAGCAAGGGCAATAACATCTTTAGTGTTAACTGCTCCTATTCTATAAACTATACCCTTGTTGCTAGGCTTGTAATATCCAAAAATACCTGACAAGTCACTATCATTACAAGCATTCAGTATAGTAAGTGCGCAAGATAAGATCTTACGTCCGAGAACTGGACTAAAAGCAATATTCAAAGCATAAGCCTGTACATCTTTATTGGCTTTTAAGCTCTCATTTAATAAAAACGTAACCTCTTTACCAAATAAGACAGAATACACATTTACAATATCCGTCGGTGTACCTATTTTAGCGATATTTTTAAATGACGGTTTGAAAATATATTCTTTATTGTTGAACGATAAAGAAAACTCGCCTGTACTTTTATTTGCTTCCATAAGCAATCCTTAAATTTAATTATCAAAGGCACTCGTGAGAATGCCTTTTGTAATTAAGATGTTGTAATCGTAACGCTAGAAGCGTCTGCAACCTTAAATTCTGCTGAAAATGTAACTAAATCATTCGTAGGTGCTTCACTACTTAAAGCGGTGATAACCATATTCCCGACGAGTTTTACTGAACCGAATTGTAGTCTTACCCACACAGTAGGTTGAGTACGAGCTTTCACAGCATTCACATAAAGCTTAATGAGTGCATTGATGCCGATCTCATCTTCTTTATCTTTTTTACGAAACTCGCCTTCAACACTAATACTTAAATCTGAGTTTGTTACTAGTGACTCAGGGAAACCGCCAGCGTCATCAGCTTCAGATGTTACAGTGTTTGGGCTTAAATCGAATGACTTAGAACGAATTGCGCCACCTGGTTTCCAATCACTTTCTTGAGGTGCAGGCCCAGACCCTGTTACAGTCGTTGCATATTCTAAAACTGCCGAACGCCCGACAAATTTCGCAAAATCTTTTGGATTACTCATTTCTCTCTCCTTTAATTATCATGCACTATGCGAAACTGTAGTTGCATAGTCATTCTGTTATCAGATGTGAATATAGGACTTGGTACTCCCCCCATATTCTCTATATAGCCAAACTCTGTTATAGCGTTTTTCTTAACAAACTCAATTAGCTCATTTGCTTTCGTAGCTACACTGTACCCTGACTGAGCAGAGCCAATGATTGAGATAATGATATAGCTTTCGCTTGATAGCCCATCTCTTATTGGTGTTCCGCCATTATTCTGGAAAACAATGTACTCAGACTTTTTATCACCATTATCTTTCCATTGATGAAGTTGAACTTGAAATAAACTAAACAAATTGCTAGAAATAACATGGCTTTTAAATACATTTAATAAGTTCATGCCAACTCCTCTTCTATAATTCGTCTTATCTCAACCTTAATATCATCATCTTCAATAGCTTGTTTTAAGAATTCCTTTCTAGCTGTCGCCCTTCTGAACTTTTGTTTAACTTTTGGATCGTGAACAAAAACAGCATATTCAGCGGAATACCCAACTCGCCCTGAGATAACGGAATCTTTAACTGAAATTTCTTTAAATTGGCTATTAATTAATGTTGATGTGTCAATTGGTGTGTAAAGTGCTGAACGAATACCTATAATCGTCACAATCCTTGCTGCTGCCCTTGTCATTTTCTTAGATTTGACCTCACTAAAATAAACAGATAGTTTCTTTTTAGCCTGAGAAAAACCTCTAGATTTAACAGCCATATATCTACCCCGTTATGAGCACAAAATCATCACGTTTACGATCGAATGTGTCGGCATAGCGAATGATGCTAATGATTTCATTTGCGTTGGCGGTGAAAGGATCTATTTCATTAGACTGTCCAATTGAAATATAGTCGCCTTTTTTAGCCTTATCATACTCAGTCCAGATTGTATTTTTAGCTACAGCTTCCCTACCTACACTACTAGTAGCTAACTTGCTGTCATGACCATAGTCGCAATAAATAAAAACAGGCTCGGAAAATTCTGCCTTGCCTGTCTCATAATTATCACCAATTTTGTGCCATATCGTAGCTTGCGCTGTATATGCCCAATTAGCAGAATTTGACATGATTACCCCACAACCTCGAAAAACCCGACAGAATTTGACGCAATTGGTAAATCGTTCATTACTCCACTTTTGTCCAAGTTAGCTAAAAGGCTTTTAAGTCTTTTAAAGCTATCTTGATCATAAGTGAAAGAACGGCTTGCGCCACTTGGTGCGCCTTGAGATGACAATTTTCTACCACCTTGACTGATAACAAGCAAAGCAATAGAGTAAAGTTTTATCAAGGACAGGGTTGTGTCATCATACCCAGCATTGTTTAACTCACTATCTTTCTTCTCAACGCGCTCAATAATTAAGGACAGAACAGCATTAGGAACGCTATAACCTAGTTCACCAATAAATTCGTGAATATCTTTAGTTTTTAGCTCCGCCATGTTGTTTACCCTCTTTTCTCGGGGTTTCCTTCCCTTTATTACTAGTTTCGCTAGTTTCACCAAGAGTATTGCTATTCTCATTTGGCGTTGCAACTTCGAAAGCATCTTCAATTTCAACGACCTTACCAACGAGCCATAAAGGTAATGTGTCACCCTCAAACACATCACCTTTTTTAAGCTCGTGGCTATCGTATTTTAATAGCCACTTTGCCATTTAATACCCCTTACGATTTAGTATATTGGATATATCCTGCGTTACCATCATGATCAAACTTCAATTCAATAGACAACGCTGCCATAATTTTAAAGTTGTAATCGTCTGTTTCGTTATGACGAGAAATTGGACGAGTTACAATAGGCATACCATTTAAGATCTGATAAACATCAGAACGTTTAACGATCCCTAACACTTCATCATCAAGCACGCGCATAGATGGGACAATTTTACTAACACCAGGAATTGTCAGAATTTTTGTTAAAATACTACCCTCTGATTTTTGTTCAGAATAATCAGTTGTTGACCAACGGAACCAATCAGAATAGTTAACATAGAACGTGACAGGCGACATAAATTTTTTAGCGTGGAACTTGCTAATGATGTCGCGAAACAGCTCATAAACTTGTTTAGCTGTTGCTGTGCGCAATGTTAAGTTGTGCGTACCAGTCATTCGACGAGGTGCTGTACGTAAACCATAAAGTTTAGAATCGCCGACAGAAATTGAAGCATCACCATTTAACATTAGATCTTCGATTTTCTCAGCAACTTTACGTAAACTGTTCGCGCGTGGTGCAGAATCAATAGAATACCCCTCAGTCTGCGAAGCCAGCATATCTCGCCAGCCATAACCAAATGTTGAATCAATAATTGGCAATGGTGTCCCATGATATTCGAACACTGGCGCATCAGTTTTAGCAGAAGAACGACCATCTAAAGAGATATTAACTGTTCCGCTATCGCCAACAGTCATGAAGTGATGTACAAGCTTACCTAGCGGCATACTTTTATTGATAGGCGACAAATCATTAAAAATAACAAGCTCGTCACGTTGCAATTGCACAGCCTCACGGTCCCATTCAGCCCAAACATCGCGCGGAAGTGTTGAGGCATTACCCTCAATTAATCCACCTTGTGCGAAATTCGCCGCCATAGCTGCGTGTTTCTTGTCGTAATTAATACGCTCATTGATGATAAACTGCTCTTGTTCTTTTGTGAATTTCAACATTGTTTAATTCCTTATGCTTTTACATACGCGTTAGCGACGACAACATCGCCCCAACCTTTTCCACCAGTGATCTGGCGTTGTTTTTGTTCATCGAAGAAGAATAAAACAACATCACCTGCAACAGCTTTCGCTAATTTTCCACCTGCTTTTGCAGTTAAAGCATCGCCAGGTTGATAAGTGTCATCAGCTAATTGAGCGTAATACTCATGCTCAGGCTCTAAGCGAAAAGCAATTGCTGTATCACCTTTTGTATATGCCTGATCAATTGTTTGCCCTGCAAAGCGACGATTCGCCAATAAAAAACGGCGACCTTTTGCATCAGTCGCCGCTTCTAATTTCCCAGCGTTCAACTTCACTACAACACCAGGAGAAGAAGTATCATTAATCACAAGATTAACTGTTTTTGGTTCGCGCTCTACTGGACCGCGATAGATAACATTAGCCATTATTTAGACTCCTCTTGATTTAACTTATAATCACCCCACTGGTTTTCCTCACTGTTTGCGTTTAGTGAATTATTTAACCCGTTTGAGTTTTTTGTTTTTGCGAACATCTCTGATAATGCTTCACCGCTTAGAGAATTGACTACAGCATCAGACAAACTAAATTTTGACTTAACTGCTTCTCGCATTTCGGCAACTTTCGCATCTTCATTTGCTTGCAATTTTTCTTGTAGCGGAGCAATAGCGGTTGCTACTGCTGTTTTAATTGCTTCGCTAATTTCACTATTAATAGTTTTACCGCCATCATCTTTTGGCTTAGCTTGAAGCTCGTTATAAGCCGATAAAAGCTGATCGTCGTCTAAACCCTCAGTTTTCACGCCTGCGGCATTGAGTGCTGATAAGATTTTTTCTTTCATTATATTTTCTCCATTAGTTTTAATTTCGTCATAATCGACTTTTTTAACGACCTCAATGCGCTCACCAACAAAGCTGACTTGCGAATTGTCATCGATTAGGTATTTCTGCTTATATTTTTTCCCATCATCGTTATAAATAAAATGTGATGGGTAAACAGATTCGATCCATAACCATTTTTTAGAGTTATGACCGTTATTTATTAACTGCGATAGAAGCCCATGAATTTCTTCAAAAGACAAAGAGGAATTTGTAGAAAAGAAATATTTAACTTTATCTAGTAATGTTTCTTTTGTGTAATCTGCCGAGTCAGCAAGATTTACAAACTCAACCTCACTTTCTTCCCCCTCAGAATTTACAAAGATGCCTACCCCTTGTTCTGGTGTGGCAGCACCTTGCTCATCAAGCAAAATCGCAACATGATCAAACTGCATATTTGTTGCAACCCAATCATATTTTTTACCTTTTGAGTTACCTTTGCGATATTCCTTTTGTAAATTTAAGCCAGTTGAGATATGTATTGGTTTTGCAGCTTCGTTAGAAGTCAAACCCTCTAATGCTTCAATTAACCTTTTACCGCTATCGCTGCTATTTGCGATGCGCTTATTGACTTTCATATCAACAAGTACTTTCTCGCCCTCTTTTCTCGCGTTAACGCACCATGCGCCGACGTAGAATTTATTGAGTGCAATTGCTTCATTTGCTGATATGTATCGCCCATCTGACTTAGGATGACCTAGTGGCATTAACTTACCATCTAGCGTGCTATACCCCTTATCTATCTCATCTGCTGGATACAACCCTTTATTCATCACAATGTTGTCAATAACAGGGACAATATCAGATACAACAATATGCTCATCACCCTCAATTATTTCATTTGTGATATTTTTAGAGTTAACAACCGACAGTACGTTAACAACACTTCGTTTCATTGTTTTGATCCCTCTTAATGGGTTTTTAACCAAGCTTTACGTTCATTCTCATACCTTTTTAGTGTCGATAATGGCGTATCTTCTTTGATAATGACCTGTGATTTACAATAGCAGTTAAATCTATTTCCATCTTTTTGATACCACGCTTCTTGCTCCTCCGGCGTAAACACTCTTCCATGCCTTTTAGCATGAGTAACCCGAGTTGTGCTTTTTAATGCTGAAATATGTAATATCCCAGCATCAAGACCAAGTTCGTCCCTAGCTGCTTTTGCTTCTTCCCATTCAGCTCGTCTATAAACATACAATTGTTCTGTTTGAGCCATTTTTTTAGCTCTAGACATAGATATGTCTAATCTCTTACTTATTAGTTCAGCTGTTTTTTTAACATTAACACCACGTACTACAGCCTCACTAATTGTGTAGATTAGATCTGATTTTGTTTGATAAGTAAGACCACGCCATTGTTCATAGAATAATTGTTGAGCAATAGCTAACCTTTCTAAATATGGTTCACTGAAAAGTATTTGATAAAGCGGTCGTTGCGCGAGATATAAATCAGATTGTTGGGACAATGATGAATGAGTTGATAGTGTCGCAGCCTTCTGTGATTCTTCTAAATACAGCTCAAACCACAGCTCACCCGTTCTACTTTCTTCTAACAACCAATCTTCTAAGATTTTTTGTATATCATCGCTGAATTTAGCAAATTCTTCTGATGTGAAGTTGTAATCATGTTCATTGCTATTTACAAAATAGATCGTCGGTACCTCTGTAAACTGACTACAGACGATCGCCGACTTTTCATTAACCCCTGTAATCGATCGCGGTATTACGTTTCTATCAAGCAAATTTTTGATATCTAGCTTTATTTTGTAATACCGCCCCTCAATATCAGAGAACATCTTACGAACATTACGCCCCATCCCGATTGGGTCTGATTTACTTCTCGGCAAAATCGGATTTCTGTTTGTCTTTTTCTTTCTCATCGACTAACGGATCTCCTTTTTTATCAATTTCAGGTGGCTCTAAATCATTCTCGTCTAATGGCTCAAGCTCCATGATTGCTCTTATTTCGTTAGGATTGATCGCAGAGATACCAAACGCTCTCACAGAGCTTTCAGCAACGCTTGATAATTCCTTAGCATTTAAAATCTTCTCTTTCTCACTTGGAGCCAACAGATCAGACCATGTGACCGTTACTTCTTCGTTTTTAGGCGAGTCTAAAACACCAAATTTAATTAATCGGTTTATAAATTTAAGAATTAAATCTGTTAAGAATGTGTTCCGTCTCTCGTTACAGCGACTAGCCCAGTCGTTTTTATCTTCATCAGAAGCTAAACGACCAGTTTGTTGACCGAACAGAATAGTAAATGGCATGCGAACAGATGAAGCGAATAAATTCGCTGAGACTGTCCATGTTGGCATTGGATCTGCTGGTGCAACAGATAAGACGCTAACATCACCTTCCTGCATGACTAACGCAGAATCAGTGCCTGAGTTTAATTTGCTAATTTGCGCATTCATCGCATCAGCTAAACCGTCATAGCCTCGACTTTTAGCTTCACTTATTAAAGTCGCTAAATCTGTTTCTTTAGTTAATTTAACACCAAGTTGACGACTTGCATTTTTTAGAAATCCCTCAGCACTACCACCAGCGACTTTCTCAATATCTAAGAGATTGTTGTACCCTAATCGCAATAATGGCACACCAGAACTTGGGTCTGAATCATCAGAACCCTCATTTAAAACAATAACTCTACTATGATGTATCTTAATGCTTCTATTCTGATTTTTACCGAAAGAGGTACCTGCTTCGTCAAATTGGAAATATAAAGGATCGCCGTAGTTCTCGCTTTTTTCGTCAGTGTCCCATTCGATGACTTTTAATTGAATTTCCCAAACGGGTATCAATTTCACAATGCCTTTATCTTTTAGTGATTTTAAAGACAAGTCGTCGACAGGTTCATCCCATGCTTTTCCATCTCTAACTTGAAGAATTAAGGCACTATAATGACCGACAAGATTTCGTCTGTCAGCTTCTTTTAATTGTTTAAAATAACGCTTGATTAGCTTCGTTGCAGAAAGTTCCCATTCGGAACTCTCTTTATCCTCATCGCTTTTCTCGCCATCTATAACAATTGGCATATCAGACCAGCACTTATCAAGTAAGCGATCTATTGCCGCTCCACCAGCCGACATTCTTTGATATGCTTCGAAAAAGTGACTGAATGAGAGTTTTTTAGGGTAGCCAAACTCAGAATACAAACGAGGGCGTTTAGTATTACCTATCACGCCCACATTGGTTAAATTTCTCACTCTGTTCGCTTGTAGAGCATTGTTAACAATAAGCTCAGCAAGCTGATTGATTTCAAATTCTTGGTTCATAATATGCGCTCATGTTAACTAAAGAAAATACCTGCTGCATTTTTAGATTGAATTAGCGGATTTAACGCATAACGAATAGCATCAATATAATGATTGTGCTCATCAAGCACGGTAGGTAGTACATCGCCTGTTAATCTGTCTGTTTTGTAACTGTACAGCCTGAACTCGCGCAATGTTTCTTTGCAGCGAGGATGTATATAGACTTTCCTATAAGATTTGATGTGCTCTATACCGTCCTCAACCGATCCACTCCATTTTTTAACTCCCTCAATCCGAGGGATACCGTTGCGTTTAAGGTAGCTAATTGATTCTGGTCTCGCTGAGTCTGCACGCAATATATATTTTTCTATATCTGGCACCCTTTCTTTCATAAAACCCGCTGTGTGATCTAACTCCAAGCCAGTTTTGCCTGCCTCATGCTCAATATACAAGTTATTATCAAACACCCAACACTTAACTACAGCAGTTGGATCTTTAGCAAAGCCGAAATCAAGCCCAAAATATGGACCGTTGAAATCTTGATTTGGTTTAAATTCTAATTCTTCATATTTACCTTTAAATATTTGAGCCTCGCTTGCCTCTAAGTAAGCACCTTCCCAAATCCAACGGTATGTTGCATCATCAAGGCGTTTTTTATCATTAAGCCTTTCTTGCTCTAATACATCAGGAAACCATGGATTATCTGTATAATTCATTTCAACAATCATTGCATTTTCTGGAATAGATTGACGAAAGCGTAAATCTGTGGCTGAGCCTTTCTTTTCGGGGTTCCATGTCACCCAGACTTCAGAATTACTTTCCCGTACCGTTGGCAATAGTTTTCGCCACGCTATTTCGCTCACGCTTTCCGCTTCGTCTACCCAAGCTAACAAAATGCGGGCTTTAGATTTGATGCTATCTAAATTGTGACGTAAGCCAGTAAAAACGTAAGAAATCCGACCGCACTTGGTACGAACAAATTTTTCACCGATTTCGAAAAAAGCTTCTAAAAAGGGCTCAGAACGAATCGCTTGTTTGATTTCTTCCAGTGATGAATCTTCTAATGAGTTCATAAACTCACGACCACACAGGATCACACCGCTTTCGTTATTCATTGCACGCTGATACGCCACAACAGCAGTCATTTTCGCAAATGTTCTTGTTTTTGCAGAACCACGACCACCAAAACTGCCACGATAACGCATATTCGGTTTAGA